TGGCTTTGAGCTAATGTCTACAGCATGGGTTGAGACAGATCCAGATATGGACAAGAAGTCTCTTGCTGAATGGAAAGATTACAGAAAGAAGATTTCTTCTTTTAAGAATAGCAAAGATGTATCTGAAGTTACATGGCCTAAGAGACCACTAGTAGAGCTAGAAAAAATAATGGAGGAAGACCCAATTGCTTAGTAATAACATTATTTTTAGAAGAAACAGATTCAGCTTGACTGGATTACAACTATGGCTAGATGCGGCTCTTCCATCAACTATAACAAGAGACGGACTAAATAAGGTCTCACAATGGAATGATAAATCTGGACGAGCCCGCCATTGCGTTCAAGCAACAGCAGCAGCTCAACCAACATTTCAACTAACAGGAATATCAGGATTACCCGCAATTAACTTTGACGGAGTAGATGACTTTTTGCCATTCTCAGATCAAACACTTTCTTGGATTGCTTCATCATCATTTACAATTATTTATGTAGCATCAAAACCAGCAAATGCAAATACTTATATAATTGGCGGAACAAACTCAGGAACAAGAAACAATCTTATTGCAGGATACGTATCCTCAAACACATATAAGTTTGGCTTTGGTAATGACGATCAAAATGCTATTGTTACAGTAGGAACAATAGGAACACCAGAAATTTACACACTTGTATATAGCAATGCCGATAACTCACGTAGAGTTAGAAGAAATGGAGTCGATGTTGCAGTTGGCGCATCTTCAGGCGGGCTAACAAGTATGACAGGACAAGTAATAGGAAGATACTCCGCAACATTTGGAGCATTCAAGATTGGCGAAATGCTAATTTATAACAGAGCGCTTTCAGTAAATGAATACCTCTCAATTGAAAGAGACCTTATCTCTAAATGGGCAATTAGCTAGGAGATCAAATGGCATATAATCCATCAAGATTTATTGGGCCAGTCCTTCTAACTACAACAAATACAAACCTTAAAACATTTACTAATAAAGGCATTGTCAAAAGCATCTTTACAGCAAATACATTCAATGGCCCAATTGCCTTCAGTCTATATTTAGTTCCAGTCGGACAAACTCCAGGGCTAGCAAATAGAATTTTTGGCGATGTGCTACTTGCAGAAAATACATCAAGATCAACAGAGACTACACTCATTGTTAATGCTGGAGAATCCCTCTGGGCTGTTGCAAATACAACAGGCGGAGTAAGCATAATGGTTTCTGGGGTAGAGATAGTTTAATCCCTAAGCAATAAAAGGCTTAAGTAGTAAGCTTTTAAATATAGTATAATGGAATTATGAGCTATCAACTTAAAGTAATGAATGATCATCCTATTGGCTTTTGGCCAGTGGACGAAAACCCCATTAAGTCAAGCTACTCTGTTGGAGATGTTGGGCCAGCAGGAGGAATTATAGTTTATGATGCAGGTTCTAATCTTTCTTGGGGAAGATATTTAGAAGCAGATTTTGATGCAGCAGCCTTCAAAAATTTTGGTCCAGATGGATTTAATTATCCTTCAGCAAATGCATCAAGCACAACAAATGGTTTACAAAATACTACAAATCTAGGAATTGCTATAACTTCAGATAACAATTATGCATTTAGATATTGTTTAGATTATGTAAAAAATGGTTATACCGATTGGTATCTACCTGCATCTACAGAGCTTGGGTGGGTTCTTAACTCTGGAGTATCTCAAATTTCAAGCATACCAAATAATTGGCAAAGCTATAAACTTGTAATGTCTTCAACAGCAACAACTAATTCTTTTGTAGCATTTTATCAAAATCCAGGTGGCCCTTGGGTTTATCAATCTGATGCTGGCAGCCCAACACAAAGTAGAAATGTTATGGTTGCAATTCCAGTAAGAGCATTTAGTATTCCATTAGCAGCAGATATATCTGGATGCGGAAATAATGGAATATATAGTGGTAGCTTTGCGTCTAACATTATACCTTTAGTTTCAGGAGGATCAAGCGGTACAAAAATAACTAATACTTCTTATGTAACTCTGCCCGTAACTAAAGATTATTATGGATCTACTGCAGATGGCGGATTTGCAGATAACAACTCATCAGATAATGCATTTTCATTAGAAGTGTGGCTATATCCTAAAATTACAACGGCTGGTCTGACAAGCATATTTGCAGACTCAGCAAAAAATATCGGTATTTTTTATGAAAAAGGAAATATAGTATTTAAACTTGAGGCGGAAAGACTTGATTACACTTTACCTAATATAAGCCAGTCCCATCATATTGTAGCCACATATTCTATTACAGAAATGTCTTTATATGTAAATGGCAAATTTGCAGCAAGCAAGCCTTTAACTAATTATAAGTTTACTAGCCCAACAATTACATTAAAATTAGGTCCAACAGGAAATGCATCTGATTCGTTTATTGCAGATGCTCCAGCAGTATATAGATATGCCCTAGGACTAGATAAAACTTTAGAACATTTCAACTACTCTGGCACAACATCACCTTTTCAGGTTTCATACCCACAGAGTGGGACATTGTTTGAAATATATGATGATAGCGTAAGTAAGCAATTTAATTTTGCCTATCCTGCCAATAAGCCCCTAGAAATTTTTGCCTCAGAAGATATAATTTATAACACACAAGAGAAATGCCTTGAAATTAATAAAACGGCCTCTGCAGCCTCTAAGAGCGTGGTTGTAGTAGATGCCATAGCAATTCCTGCAGGATTCGATTTGGACTCCTCTAAGATAGAGTGGAACGGCGATAATGGGGTCTCTGTAAGAACTTCTACAGATGGAACAACATGGGAATCGTGTATTAATGGAAGAGCAATTCCTCAATTCAAATTAGGATCATTTAGTTCTGGAAGAACCCTTTATCTTGAGATAACATTTGCCTCATCGGATACAAGTAAATTTATTCCAAGGCTATATAGCCTACTTATGTGCTTCTACAAAGATCAGGTTCTTTACTCAATAAGTAACCCTGATTATATTTATACAATAGAGGGCACATCTGGATTTGCCTCAAAAGACATTACTCTGGGAAGAGTTAAATATCCTATTTTATCCCGCCAAAAGCTAAATGGATTAACAACGGCAGGCGGATCAGGATTTAAAATCAATACCGCAGAATCAACTAGAACAGTAGAATTTTTTTTAACCCTATCAGACCTTACCTCAAATTCTATTTTATCAAGTACGGCAAGCGGAGACTTTGTAGCCGCAAGATACTCATGGGTAACAAATGGAACTATTACTAAATCTAATATATCTGCTATTTATGTTAACGGTGTAGATCGGACTTCTCAAACAAATGTAAGTTCTGTATTCACCGCAAACGAGCTTTATCATGTTGTGATTGTAACAAGCGGACCAATTACAGGGCAAATGCTGTTTAATCATTCGGCAACAGGAGGACCTTCTAGCCTGTACCAATATATTTCTTATTACCCAGTAGCCTTCTCGGCCCCTATGGCATTATCTAATTACAACATGCATATTGGAAAATCAGCAACAGTAGCAGATGATTCGTCCATGACATTGACAGAAAGCTCTGTTGAGTTTTATGATAATGACTGGATTGTGCTTCAGAACCAATAATCTGTCACATTGGGTGACAAAAAGCTGGACTTGAGTAGACAATAATGGTAAAATAAAGTCCTATGGATATCAACAGAACGAATAGCAAGATTCTTGAAGAAGAGTCTATACTTGGCATCTATGTCTGGGAAATGCCAGATGGCAGATGGATTGGAGATGATGATGGGAACTTTCTTTCGATCACGTCCAAAAAAGGAAATAGAGCCAACATCGATGCTTTGGCTAGAGAAGTTTGCACGTTCGGCATATACGAAGGCGGGCCTAAATTTCTTTCCGCTAGAAGGAAAATTGATGATGAAGAATTTGAGCACCAAAAACAAAGACTCGATTGGGGACTAGTTCCTGATCCATTTGATATTGGTAACTATAAAGACGAAATGAAAAAGCTAAAGGGGATAAGATGAGCGCAGAATTTCTTGATGAAGATAACTCAGAAAACATAATTAATATTTCAAACAACGCGGACTGGTTTTCGCTAGAAAAAAATGAGATAACAAGCGACCCATTTTCAGCAGGCCTAGAAGATTTAAAAAAAGTAAGAGGGCTAGGGGCTTCGTTTAAGCGTAAAATTAACAGAGAGTTTTCTAAGTCATTTACAGGCAGAGAAGAAACTGGAACACAGCAAAACCTATTAGCACAAGCAATCACTGGCTATGCAATGTTTGACTTAGTAGAGCCTCCATACAACCTAGAATATCTTTCAAAGGTATACGAGATTTCAACATACAACTATGCCGCAATTAATGCTAAGGTAGCAAACATTGTTGGGTTAGGATATGATTTTATAGAAACAAAGAAAACAAACGATGCTATTGATTCCCTTACAGATGATAAGTCTCTTGAAAGAGCACGTAGAAAGCTAAGCAAATTAAGACAAGATCTGCACTCATGGCTTGATACAACAAATGATGAAGATACATTTACTCAAACATTAATTAAGGTGTTTACAGACTACGAAGCAACTGGAAACGGCTACATTGAAATAGGTAGAACCACAGCGGGAAACATCGGATACATAGGGCACATTCCAGCAAAGACTATGCGTGTGCGTAGACTTAGAGACGGCTTTATTCAATTGCTTTACGGAAAGGCAGTATATTTTAACAACTTTGGGGATTCAGAAACAGAGAACCCGATTGCTGGACAAGAAGATCGCCCAAACGAAATTATTCATTTAAAGAAGTATACCCCAATGAACAACTATTACGGAGTTGCAGATATTATTGCAGCTCAGGTTTCCTTGGCAGGTAACGAATTATCTGGAAGATACAACCTTGATTACTTTGAAAACAAGGCGGTTCCAAGATATATTATTACTGTAAAGGGAGCAAAGCTTTCTCCAGAGTCAGAGCGTAAATTGCTTGAGTTTTTCCAAGTTGGATTAAAAGGAAAGAATCACAGGTCCTTATATATTCCACTTCCAGGAGATACTCCAGACTCAAAAACCGAATTTAAAATGGAGCCTGTTGAGGCAAACCCACAGGAGTCTTCATTTAATGTTTATCGCAAATCAAATAGAGATGAAATCCTGCTGGCCCACCGTGTACCAATTAATAAAATTGGAACCCCAGAGGGAGTTAATTTAGCGGTAGCAAGAGATGCAGATAAAACATTTAAAGAGCAGGTTTGCCGACCAGCACAAATGATTTTAGAGAAAAAATTAAATAAAATATTTGAGGAAAAGACAGACGCATTAACCCTTAAATTTAATGAATTAACTCTTACTGACGAAGACACCCAGTCTAAGATTGACGAAAGATATTTAAGAATGCAAGTAATTACCCCTAATGAAGTTAGAATTAGAAAGGGTATGATTCCTCTTGATGGCGGGGACGAAGTAGTAGATTTAAAGGGTCAGGATGCCGCAGAGCAGACAGCTCAAGCTGGAAATACCAGACAAAGATCCCAAGACCGACAGGCAACCTCCCCAGATAATTCTGGAGAAGGAAGAAATGCCAAGGGCGACGGAAGACAGGTTGACTAACTCTACTCAACTGTTATTTGCCTTTTTATCTATAAGTCGCTAAAATTAAGCATATGAATATCGAAAAGTCTTTATGGACTAGCCATGGCAACGACATTAACTTGTCTGTACCTTTCACTAAAGTTAACCGTGAAAAGAGAACAGTTTCTGGGTTTGCAACGCTAGACAATATTGACCAGACAAATGACGTTGTAACAGCAGAAGCAAGCGTAAAGGCATTTGAAAGTTTCCGTGGAAACATTCGTGAAATGCACGGATCTCTTGCAGTTGGGAAGATGGTTTCTTTCAAGCCAGAAACTTTTTACGACCCAGCAACTAAAGAGTTTTATAACGGAGTTTACGTAACAGCATACATTTCAAAAGGCGCACAAGACACATGGGAAAAAGTCCTAGACGGCACCCTTTCTGGATTCTCAATCGGCGGAAAGATTAATGAGTCAGATAACGAAGTTAACAAGGCGAATGGTAAGACAGTAAGATTTATTAAGGATTACGATTTGATTGAATTATCAATTGTAGATTCTCCAGCAAATGAACTTTGCAATGTTCTATCTATTCAAAAGGTAAATGGCCAATTGATATTTAAAGGAATTGCAACTGAAGTAGTAACAGAAAATATTTTTTACTGTGAAGACAGTAACTCTGTTTTTATCTCAACA